AAGGTCTAAATTTAGATCCATCTTCTGACAGATACGTCGCCAAGGTTATAGGTGATGTTAACGCTTACTATGATTTTGATAGAGATGAAGCTGAACAAAAGCTTATCATCGATGGCAATTACGATCTTCGTTCACGTTATGTAAGAGTTGAAGTTTCTGATGCCGTGACAAATGAAACGATTGACCCAACAGCTTTACCGATGGGATTCAGAGGAATTTCTCATCTTGTAACTTCTGGTTCATCGCCTCTAGCACCATTAAGCGGAGTCGATTCTTCTGCATTAACAGTTGCTACATTTACAAGAAACACGATCGAGCCGCCGCTTCCATTCAGAAATCATTTAAATGATGGAACAGGACAACAAACTCAAGTTAACGTTAGATACCATTGGGGTGCTAAGTTTGAACATATCACAAACTTAGTGGAACAAAATAGCTCAATTCTTCAAGATAAATCATTTCATAGCTTTACGAAACATTTCCCAACGCATTCTACAGTTAACATGAACTTTGCAGTTGCGGATAACACCGGTGTTGCTGACACTGCCACAAATGGTATCTTGGATGTTGACAGATTCTGTAACAATATTTTCTCTTTGGAAAATATTAAGATAACGACTGGTTCAAATGGCACCGTCGCGCAAAATGATGATTGGCAATATGCAACTTACGTTAGAAAAGGAAACATCATTGCTGATGATAACGCAAAGACAAGAGCAGTTCAAATCAGTGATCTTACCAATTCTCAAAATCGTAAATTCTTAAAGTTCTCTTTCATTATGCAAGGAGGATTTGACGGAGTCAATATCTTCGATAAGGATGAAGCAGAGATTAACAACGCTGCAGTCGTAGCCGATATGAATGATGTTGATAGAGGCCGTAACACAGGACCCAACGTTTCAGCATATCTTAAGGCTCTTGATGTTATGAGAAATACGACGAACGTAGATATCCAACTTCTTGCAATCCCAGGTATTCGTGCCCCGATTGTTACAGACGAAGCAATTAGAGCTACAGAAGAAAGATTCGACGCTCTATACGTCATGGATATCGAGCAGGTTGATAAGGATGGAAATCTAATCAACATAACGTCAACGACGAAGCCTTCAGTTAAGGAAACAGTTGATCAACACAAGGCTCGTAACCTTAACACTTCATTTGCGGCAGCATACTTTCCTGACGTTTTAATGAAGGATCCTTCTAGACCAACAAACTCTATAATCGTTCCACCTTCAGTCGTCGTCATGGGCGCCTTAGCATTGAATGATTCTTTAGGATATCCTTGGTTTGCACCAGCTGGATTAACAAGAGGAGAGCTTCCAACAACACTTGAGACGAGCATTCAACTTAAGGATGCAGATCTTGATTCACTCTATGATGAAGACATCAACCCGATTTATGCTCCTTCTACGACAACGCGTGGAGGAACAAATCCAAAAGGTGGTGTGGTCGTCTGGGGTCAAAAGACAATGCTTCAAACAGCATCTGCTCTTGATAGAATCAATGTTCGTAGACTTCTCATTGATATTCGTCGTCAAGTTCGCGAGATTGCTCAAACAATCATCTTCGAACCAAACCGCGAAGCAACATTGGCTCGCTTCTCTGCTGCCGTCACGCCACGTCTACAGAGAATCCAAGCCCTTGCAGGTCTTGAGAGATTCCGTGTCATCATTGATTCTTCAACAACGACACAAGCCGACGTCGAGAACAATACGATTCGCGGAAAGATCTTCTTGCAACCCACCAAGACGATTGAGTTCGTTTCCTTGGACTTCGTTGTGGCCAACAACCTTCAACAAGTACAATGAAATAAATCATAAAAAATACCTAATTGATTCAGGTATTAAAATTTTGAATTAATTTTTAAGGGCTTCTAAATGAAGCCCTTAATTATTTGTAGAGTTACATGTTGAATTGCAGGTAATATAGTTTATAACACTGCATAGTTATGAACGAGAAGATTTAAATGGCAAAGGTTGTATATAAGAGCGCAGGAGTAACGGCCGATTTTGCAGGAACTATAACGGTTCCTTTTTCAACTTTAGCATCAACCCCAGCGTTAGTTATAGGAACATCTCAAAAAGGTCCAGCTTTTTCTCCATCTGATTTATCTTCAGAAAAAGAGTTTATTGATAGATTCGGATTACCACATATAACTGGTTCTTCTATCACACCAGATGATCGGTATACCACATATGCACCCTTAGCAATTCAAGAGTGGTTAGAAAATTCAACTGCAGCAACATTCGTTAGAGTTTTAGGGGTTGGAGACGGAAAAAAAAGAGTCCAAAATGGGGCAACGACTGGTGATGTTACAAATGCCGGATTTACGGTTGGCGAAGAGCAACCCAACAAAAGTCTTTCTGGTTCATTAGGACAAAATCCTTATGCAAATTTGAATGGAGAATTAGGAAGGACTTATTTTCTAGGCTGCTTTATGTCAGAATCGCAAGGTTCTACAATTTTTAGTTCAGCAAAAATTCAAGGTACAGGAAGCATCAATGGAATTGTAAACCAAGCAGTTCCAATCATACGCGGCATTTTAATGGCTCCTTCAGGAGTTATACTACGTCTATCTTCTTCAGGGGGAGGATATGATTCTTCTGCACCAAGTTCAACTCTAGTAGGAAATGACACAAATGCTAAAGGAACAACGCTGGGCTCTGTTACGTTGTTTGATCCGAACAACAACAAACAATTACAACAAGAGTTTGTTTTATTATTGAATGGTCATAAAGGAACGGATGATTATCCGAATGTTATTACTGCATCATTCGATATAACGTCTCCAAATTATATTAGTAAAGTTTTTAATGTTACCTCATCATTGATTCAACAGGCAGGACATTATTTGGCTGCGCATTGGGATATTCATCCTGTAACAGCTATCTTAACTGGTACGGGCGTAGTCACGGCCGGAGCTGATTTAGCAGATGATTCTAACAGGGTATTTTCGACGGAACGTTCAGCTTTTATTATTACTTCTTCATTATCAAGAAATGTTGGAAGTTCTATTGTTCCAAATTATGAAAATTTCAGAGATAGATTTTCTAATGCGTCGTCTCCATGGATAATTTCTCAAAATTTCCAAGGAAAATTCATTAATCTATTTAAATTACATGCAATTGATTCTGGAGCAGATGTAGCTAATAAATACAAGTTTATTGTTAGCAATATAACTCCAGCTGAAAAAGATTCTAAATATCCTTATGGGACTTTTGATTTATCAATAAGAAAAATAACAGACGCTTATGATATTCAAACAAAGCCAGATGAGGAATTTATTAATTTATCATTAGATCCAAGTTCGCCTAGATACATTTCAAAAGCAATAGGGGATAAAAACAAATACTTCGATTTTGATAGAGTAGAAAGCGAACAAAGATTAGTCGTTGAAGGAAATTATGATAATTTATCTCGCTACGTTAGAGTAGAAGTTTCTAAAGACGTAGAAGATAAGAAAATACCGGTTTCTACTCTTCCAATGGGGTTTAGAGGAATGTCACATTTAGTGACGTCAGGATCTTCGCCGTTAGCTCAATTAGGCGGTGCTGATTCATCGGCGCTAATCATTCCAAACTTTTTAGCAAACTCTATAACTCCTCCTATACCGTTAGCTGATAATATAAGAATTTTTAACGATGGAATTCCTGAAGCATCAAATTACAGGCATTGGGGAATTAAATTAGATCACATAACTAGTTTAACTCAGCAAAATTTAAAGACTGCAATTTTCAACAATTCAATCGATAGTTTTGTAAAGCATTTTCCGAATCATTCAATCAACAATGTTAACTTTTATGCAAATGAAACAGTTGGAATTGCCGATACAACCCAATTGGGCATAATCGATACAGACCGCTTTAACAACAACTTATTCACTTTAGAAAATATAAAAGTTGTTACCGGCTCTGCAGGTTCAGATGAGCCGAACGATTTGATTTCAGACAATTGGGCTTTTGCAAAATATGTTAGAGATGGTGTTATAGGAATCAATGATTATGAAAAAACTAGAAGGTTAAAAATCAAAGATTTTTATGACAACAGTAATAGAAGATATCTTTCTTTTGAATTCTTGTTGCAAGGTGGATTTGATGGTGTCAATATCTTCGACAAAGATGAATATAACATTTCAAATTTAGCAGTAACTGCAGATGTTATTAATTCTAATAGAGGCAAACTATCAGGTCCCAACGTATCATCTTATTTGTCTGCTCTAAAAGTTGTAGGTAGTCCTACGACCGTCGATATGCAATTGCTGGCTATACCAGGAATTAGAGAACCGATAGTGACCAATGCGGCTTCTGAACTTGCTGAAGAAAGATTTGATACTCTTTATTTAATGGATATAGAACAATTAAATGACAATGAAGATTTAATTGAGATATCTTTTTCTCAAGCATATGATGATACATTTAAGCCTAATACTGACTTGACGGCAAATAGATTTTCGTCAAGATCACCTATATCTACTTTTGCTGCAGCATATTTTCCTGACGTAGTTTTAAAAATAAAAGATCAATATTTAAACGTTTATAAGGTCGATTCAGTTTCAGTACCTCCATCCGTCGCTGTCTTAGGAGCGTATTCATTAAACGATCGTATCGGACAACCCTGGTTTGCTCCTGCAGGAGTTAGTAGAGGAGCATTAAAACGAGTTAATTCTGCTCAAGCATCTTTGGATGAACAGCAACGAAATCTATTATATTCAGGCAGCATTAATCCGATATTCGCTGCTGGAAACACAGCTGGCGAAGCTGCCGGCGTTATAATATGGGGACAAAAAACCTTAGGCAACAAGAATTCAATATTAAGTAGAGTTAGTGTAAGACGATTGTTGCTTCAAATTCGCAGACAAGTTAGGGACATTGCAGCGTCTGCTTTATTTGAAAGTGATCGTACACAAGTTATTAGAACTTTAGAATCTAGAATAACTAAAAGCTTAGATGCAATTCAATTTCAATCAGGACTAACTGAATATAGCATAGACGTCAACGCTACTATGACATCAATGAATGATATAGAAAACGGAATAGTTCGAGTAAAGATTTTTATACGACCTCTAGGATCTGAAGAATTTGCTTCGGTAGATGTAACCGTTGGAGTAGGTGGTAATTCAGAATCTTAAACATCAAGCTGCAGAATATAGTTTTCGCAGCCCCAAATCTTAACGACTCCTGCTTGATCAGCGACTTGAGCTTCTGTTAATCCTTCAGAAGAATCTGCTTTGAATTTAAATCGATTGTAACGATTTTCAAAGTCAGTCCACCAGAATCTAGGAGGTGTGCGATTGATTTCTTTGAATCCAGCAAATTTATATCCATCGCCAGTTCCTCCCCAACGGTGGTCAACATATGTTATGATTTTTTTATGACCATTTTCATTGGCCCATTTTTTGACATATTTTATGAGCCGGCTAAGACCGCCTGGTACGTTGTGATTCAAACTAGGACAGCATCTTGCTATTTCAATTCCATCATGTTTTTTATGGAATGGCTTACGAATCGACACACCATAAATAATTTCTCCCGAATCGTCGAAGAGTCCCCACGCCGTGATAGATGCGACGTCACCATCAGCATGATTTTTTTCAAAGAAATCTTTTCTCTCATTCCTTGTCAGCTTTCTTATTTCACATTTTCTAGCGTGAATTGTTTTTTGATTGATTCCAAGGCGAGATGAAATCATGGATTGCATTATTTCTCGTTTGTCCCTCCATTCATCTTCAAAAACATGAATTAGTTTGATACCGGCTTGTTCTGCGCTGGCGGTTTTATTATTATGATATCCCTGGGTCTTATTAACATGACTATGCCAGTACAATCCGTTGTATTCAATTGCTAAGTTTTTATCCTCTATAAGGATGTCCAGTTCTAACCCGCCCAGCGTCTTTCTGACATTTCTGGATACTTTAAATCCTTGTGATTCAATCCATTTTGCCAACTCTTCTTGAGCGGCAGAACCGCCAGGAGAGCAATGATAACATCTGCCTCGTTGTAAGCTCCTCAATGAACCTTGAAATTTTTTACCGCAACCATTACACTCTACGGCGATGATTTTCTGCGCATCGTTAATGTAATCTTCTAGCCCTCCGACGACCCTTAGTTGACCGGATTTTTCTATTCGCCCTCTGATTTCATCGTGAGATAATCTCTTAAGGTGGTCTAGTCTATCTCTAATTTGTCTTTGTTTCAATGTTAATGAAACTTTTTGCGAAAGAATTTGAATTCTTTCATCAATATCTTTGTTTAATCCTTTTGCCCAAGGTGTGAGTTCTCCTGTCGCAAATTTATTTTTTAAGTTTGTCTTTAGCGCCTCAATGCGAAAATCAGAAGCAGATGTTAAGCCTTCATTCCAAACCTTGATGCGTCCTTCATCGAATGCGATCTTTCGTCCTCGTGAAGTCGCAACGGCTCTATTCTTGATTCTTTCATCAGTTTCTTTTGTGAGTCCTTTTGCCCAACTCTGTTTTCCTTTTAACGATTCAGATCTTTTCTTTGCAATCTTTTCTGCATCTTCAGGTTTCATAACCTTGTAGATGGACCCATTGTGGCCATTGATAACTTTTGAGTAGCCTTTCCACCACCCATTCCATTTCGTTGGTTGTCCACAACCACACGCGCATCTTATAGGACCTTCATTTAATTGGTCCCATAATTCTTGTATCGTAATTTGATGAATTTCTTGGAGATGAACCTCAAATGAAGTAAGCCTTTTTGATTCAAATCCATTGCATATGGGACATTTTGCAATCTTCAATTGCTGGTCTTTGTTAGCGGCCATGTGTTCTTGGACTTCCCTGCTACCCTAATATATTCTTAAACTTGTAAAAAGGCTCGAAAAAATAGCAGTGCTTTTCTTAAGAGAATAATTATCATTACTCACCTTTCATAGGAGTATATCACAATGGCTGAGACATTAGACGTTACATCAATGATTCCCAATAAATTCGAGCCTAAGCGTAAGAATCGCTGGGTTCTCATGATTGAAGGCATCGACGCCTACATCATCAAGACGGCTGCCCGTCCTCAGGTCACAACGGAAGAAGTTGAAATTCCATTCATCAACTCACGTCGTTACCTCGCTGGTAAGACAACGTTCAGCACAATGAACGTGACTCTCCACGACCCAATCGCTCCATCCGGTGCGCAACAGGTCATGGAGTGGATTCGCCTCCACTTCGAGTCAGTCTCCGGTCGTTCTGGTTACGCTGACTTCTACAAGCGCGATATTCAACTCAAGATGCTTGATCCAGTTGGTACAGTCGTCGAGCTTTGGGACATCAAGGGCGCCTTCATCACCGATGCAAACTTCAACGAAGTTACATACGAAGACGGTGGACCAGTTGAGATTTCCTTAACTCTCCGCTACGACAATTGCGTTCTTCAATACTGATTTAATCGTTGCAACAAGCATAAGTCAAAGGGTCTGTGGTATCAACCATGGACTCTTTGCTTTTTAGACCTAATGGAAATTACAGACCGTACGCTCTTCGCGTTGCGTTGAAGTTGTTTAACACGTCGCTTGCAGAGAGAGCAA